GGCGGTCATAAAGACCGCCCTTTAGTCATTAACCTAACAAAGATTAACTAGTTGGTAAGTTACCGTTACCAAAGATAGTTCTTGGGTCAGAGAACCCGAAAGAATATCTTTCTCTAGCTTTAAATCTTACGTTACCAGTATCGAAGTCACCTTCCATAGCTGTTTTGATTGGACTTCTAACAAAATGCTTAAGACCATTTGGAGCATCAGTTAAAAGGAAGAAAGAATCAGTATCTGTTAAGAAGTGATTGATTCTGTATCCTTCTGGAACCATGTTCATTTGTCTTAAAGCATTGATGTCATTGTCTGCAGTACCGCTTCTTAGAGGTGATTTCATAATTCTTTCAGCAGTAAATTGTAATTCTTTTGGAATTATCATTTTTCTACCAGAAAGAGCAATTTTTAATCCTCTCTCGTCTACGAAACCAGCAATGTCAATCAAAGATTGCTCTAAAGATGTTTCGTTCAAGTCAGCAGCAGTTGCTAGAACGTTTGAGAAAGTTCCGCCTGTTGCTAATGGGTGTGCATTGTTAATTAACGATACACCATCGCCACCAGTTACAGTTGTTACTTGCGCGTTGTTCAATACAGCCGCAGCTTTTACTTGTTTGGTGTTTGACATAGATCTTGCAAGAGCTTTTGTGTATCTCGCTGCAAGTCTGTCGTATAAGTTATCTTCGATCGCTTCTTCAGTAATTGAGAAAGCTAATGCGATTGTTTCGTGTGAGTATCTAGCAGTGAAAGTTTCATTTGCTTGATCGAACACAACGCCCGCACCTTCTTGTTTTACTGGAGCAGAACCAAAACCTGATAACATTACTTCTTCTTCAAACGCTCTGTCTGAAGTTTCAGTAGCATAGATTTCAGCATGCTCATTTTCGTAACGATCGTATTCCAGGCCGAATAGTGCATTCAAACCTGGCTCTAGTTCTTTAACTAGCTGTGATCTAGATATAGCCATATTATTATACTCCTATTCTATTATATACCTGTACCATCACGGTAAAAGTGTTTGTTAATTCTGACTAACACGTTAACGTTAGCCGAACCTGCAGTATTGTTATCTGGGTCTTGAGATATATCAATCGCCTGAATAACAAATGATGCATTAGTTCCAGAAGCGCCAACATCAAGTTGTACTTCTGAGATACCAGTTTTTGCATTACCAGTAGCATTAGTCACTGAGTAGTTCTGAAACAGATCCGCTCTCGAAAATGCCGCGTCAGCATCCATTAAGAATACTGCATCTGGGTCATCAACAACAAATGCTGTGATGTCGTCAGCTGCAATACTACCTGGATAATAGTTGCTGTAAGTCGGCTTTTGAGTTGTAGGATCAGTGTAGAAACACCCATTAAATACTCCGATTACAGACGCACTGTTACCTGCTGTATGTCTGGTGATATCACCATCAGTTTCAGGAACCACTAAGTCACCTTGGTAAATTGCTGTACCATTGTTATTAGAGATCGTGTATCTGTTCTGAGCACCTACTAATGGCGTACCATCTAGTTTTCTGTACGGTCTTAGACCGAACTTTTCTACTACGTTTGCCATAGTTGTTTTCTCCTATTTAAGTTTAAGTTAAGCCGCCTTATGTTGGTAGAGATTCCTAATAAATTAAGATTTTCGTCCACCACCAAAGGTCACTCTGGATTGTCTATCAATATTGATAGGCATTCCCGGGTGCTGTTCCTTCATTAGATCATTATCTACAGCGTGTATTTGATCTTGAGTAACTTTTCTAAAATAGTCACTTCGCTGTTTTAAGATCTCTTCAGGTATCCTTGCCAGCACAAGGCCTCCAATCCCAATACACCCCTGATAGGTTCCTTTAGCTACAACGGGATATTTATGTTTGTCAATATCAGTATATTCATCTGCTCTGACAAATTCATAACCTTCCCTAAGTTTTTTAGACACATTTCCTGTATCCTCAAAACCCGCAACTTCAGTTCTTATCCATCTATGGATAAAACCTTTTGGCGCAGGTGGCGCATCCAAACTGGACGGTAAAGTCCAACTTTTTACACGAGCGTTAGCTGCTCTCGTGTTAGACTCGCGTGAGGATTTATCTACTTTTGTATTCATATTACTTTCCCTCCTTCACGTATTTTGCGTATTCCTCTAGTGGCACCCCTAATTTTTTAGCGATCGCTACTTGTGACTTGGTGAGTTTCACAGATCGGCGTCCATTTTGCTTCCTAGACACACCTGCAACGTTCTGAACGGGACGTCTTGGTTCTTCTTGTGTCTCAGTATCAGCAAACTTATGAGGGAAATAATCCCTAATACGTTTGTTAATTTCATTATAGTAGGCATCGCTCTCAGCGTCAAACCCTTCCCCCATAAGTTCGTCATGTAAACCCATAGCGGCAGAAGTCATCACTTTATCAGATCCAAACCATTCATTCTCAGAAGCCCACTCTTGAGCTCTAGGACTAACCTTTTGAGGTTTTTGTGGTTGGTTCTCTTCCTGTGGTTTTTCCGCTTGTTCTTTAGCTGCTTTAGCTCTTTCTTCTCTTTCAGACTGAGAAATTTTCACTTTTTCTTTCTCTACTGCAAGTCTTGTAAGAGCTTCATTTGCCTCCATGATTTTTTCAGCATCTTGAGCATCAATAGCTTCTTTAAGCATTGTCTTAACTTTAGCTTTCTCAGCTTCAATTCTGCCGTCATATTCTTTGATGTAATTTTCATCAACCGTATTATATTTCTGCTCAATATCTTCATATTTCTTTTTCAGACCTTGCGCATAATCCATTGCAGCTTGTTCTCTTCTTTCTGCTTCACGGTATTTGAAAGTTAAATCTTTAATTCTTTTTTGAACTTTATCAGAATAACCTTCCAAATCATCAGAAGTTTTTTTCTGAGGTTGTTCTTCAGTAACCTCATCTTCTTCTTTTGCTTTTGCTTTTTCAGTTTTTTGTTTTGTTAGTTCTGATATGTCTGTGTAACCAAGATCAACATCTTCTTTTTTAATTTCAGATGGATGACTGCTCTCGGCTTTTTCTTCAAATGAAACGTTTGTCTCTTGAGCATCATCAGTGTCAAGTTCGACTTCGTTTTTTATTGCTTCTTCTGCCATTGCACCTCCTAATAGTTATGGATAATGTTTTGCGGATCAGTTACTGTTCCAATGATTTCATCATCATTAAGAATTCTTACTTCTCCGAGTTCTGTTTTAAATCTGGATCCTGCATATCTGCCGAATACCACCCATTGACCTTCCTTGCACCATGGGCCAGTAGGAAATTTTTCTTTGTCTTGATAACAAAGATCACCCATTTTAAGAACAAGTGCACAAACCGTTGTTAGTGCAATTCTTTCATGGGACTCATCAGCCATAATAATTCCACCTTTGGTTTTTTTCGCAGGTGTAAATGGTCTAACAAGAATTCTCCAACCTGTTGGTTCTGGAATTTTGTCAATGATTTCGTCTATTGATTTTGGGTCGGTAGGGATCTTAACATCTTCATCTTGTAGAGTTTTGCTAAGAATCTTAGACCCATCTGGTTTAACCAGGGTCGTTGTCATCTTCAATGTCCTCTTTTTTCAGCAAGTCTTTTATGACTTGAAGCAGCTCTTCTAACGAACTGAGTTGACCTCTAGAATATTGTAATTTTTCTATACTGTCAACGTTATAGACAATGTGATTCTTTTTCTCCTGTAGAAGTCTTTCGATCTCTCTTCTGATCGTTTGAATGGTATGGTGTTCTAACATTATATGTAGGGATAATATATAGACTTAATCTCACCTTTTGCAACTAGCTTTTTAAGATCTCCTTTAGACATCTTTTTATAAGCTTCAATCTTTTTATCTGTCTCTTTCTTCGATTTATCAAAGAGAAGACTTATCCATTTAATCATTATTTTTTTCTCATTATTTCGGTTCCCTTAATTCCGTACACAGCACCAACGACTGAAATGAATAAAATTTGGAACCACATGGGCATGTTCTTAAAGTATTCGAAGAAAAGATCAATCTTAATTTTTATGTCTGGATCGTCCGAAAAGACCGACCAAATAAGTAATAGCACGGGCGCCGAAACAAGCAAAAGTACGAATTCATCTTTCCACGATTGCTGTTGATCAGTTTTTATAAGGGTTTGATATTCAATCTCTCCTGCCGCCATCTTCTGTGCGTGCAGTTTTTGAGCATCGCTGATTAATCTCTTCGATTCTTGTCTGTTTTTGTATATGTGAGCCCCAGTCTTCACAGCCATACCCAGCAGGTTTAACCAAGCCATAAAATTTTTCTCTCCTTCTATTACACATATATGGTATCATTAGTTTTAATGCCTCGTAAGCCTTTTCACCTGTAATCTTCCATCGAAAAGCATTCTTCCATTTTGCATTACGTCTTTTTAAAAGCCAAAACCAGCCGCCAAAATATTCTTGAAATCTTGCGACCATATCAGCATCTGTTGTCTCAACTTTGACCATTAAAACTCTGCTGTTGCCTTTACCTGTACTCCAAACACCAAAACTTCCTTCTCCGTCAAAACATCCAGAAAGATATAAAAGTTTTTCTCTATCAGATAGAGCATCATAACCAGATGGTTCTAGTTTTTTAAAAGGATGATTGTCTTTTAAGCGGTGCATTGATACCCTGTGGTGATGGACCTCTTAATGGTGGTGGCCCAGAGGGTTTACCTCCACTAAGCCCTTTTCTTTTTTGATTTTTTCTTTTTGTCGACACCTTTAATAGTCCCCTTATTCTTAGATGCGTAGAAAACTTCTTCCGCTTTTTTCTTACCGTACTGCTTCTTCATTGAAGCCATAATCTTTTTACCTTTTTTAGTTAAAGGCATTATTTCTTCGTTTTCTTTTTGCAATCACATTCGTGGTCACACATACAAGGAACAATTCCTAGTATTCTACATGCGATTTCACATATTACGTTTTTAATTTTTTTTAACATTTGCTTTCTCCCTTGCTATGTCTAGTTTTTCTCTGGCTACTTCCATTCTTTCACCAGCAGCTTCTTTATTTTGCTCAAGTTGAGTTAATTTGAAAGCAAGATCTGCTTCCTGTCTCTCATCTTGTTTTGATTCTTTAAATCTTACTTCTTCAGCTTTTCTTTGAAGATCTAAAGCTCTTAAATCTATCTCTTGTTGTTTTAATCTTACTAACGGATCTTGTTGCGCACCTTGTTGCTGTGCTTCAGCTTGTGCAAGTTGAGTTGTTAGTTCAGCAGTTCTCTTAGCAACCATTTGATCGAAGATCGCTTCAAATTGTTGTGGCTGTTGCTCTGCCATTTGTTGCATTTGAGGGTCAGCTTGTATTTCTGCACCTACTTCTGCAGTTGCTTTGAGTGAAACGTGTTCAGAAATGTGTGATTGAAGTAATGCATACACTTGAGGATTGATTTGAACCATTCTTGTTTGCATAAATGCACTGTGAGCAGCAATATGCGCGTCATGATCTTGTTGTGCGAATGCGTTTAGTAGCTGCATTTTTAGTGATTCAGCATTTTCTTTAGCAGGATCCATTGGTTGAGGCGGTTGTGGTGGTGGTTTTAGGATTGATTCGATTTGTTTTGTTCCTAAAGCCTCATAAACTCTTCTGTAAGCCTCATGAAGGTTGTGCATTTGCGGATTTGAACTTGCTATTTGCAATTGTGTCTGTGCAAGTGTCACTTTTTGCGTCATTGAGTGAATATTTGGATCTGCAGTTGGTATAACATCGACTCTTCCGTCAAAATCTACTGATTTAATCAATCTTTCGCCGCCATAAACGTCATATGGGTACTCTTGAGGTAAAGATTCACCAAAAATTCTTGCTAAAATCTTAAATTCCATCCTTAAACCGTAGTAACAACGCTTGTGAATGGCACTCATCACTCTTGAACCACGTTCTAAGAGTGCAATTGTTGTTCCAACAGCTCTATTTTGCATATCATTACCTGTATCCATATTCGTAATCGCTGCAAATTTCTGTCCTGCTTGTACAACAAAGCCTAAAAGGTTGAATAAAGTTGTACTTGGTTCTTTAAATGGCAATAATTGAAACTGATCTTTAATATTTCCACCTGGTGCATCAACATCTCTGAACTCTCCGGGCTGAATTGGCTGGTCATCATCTCTAACTCTCATGCCTCGTGACTTAAATCCAGCAGGTAGATTTGATAATGTGCCTGCATCAAGTAGTTGTCTTAATGCTTCGGTAGCTGTTCTTGATAGACCACCGATCATATGTGTTAAACCAAAGCCATAAAATCCTAATCCAGGTAAAAATTTGTAATGTACAAAGTATTCGATTCTTCTGTATCTTGAATCATCTGCTCTATAGTTTCTATAAATCGATAATACCTGTCCAGTGTTCTCAACCACCGTGACAATGTAAGGAACTTTTACATTTCTTGCTTCTCTATCTGCATCGCCTAAATATTCTTCAAGGTCTAAATCAACATGCATCTCTAATACAGAGTAACCCATATCACTTCCTGCAGGTTTTAATCCTTCAAGTTTATCTATCGCTTGTTGAGTTCTTGTTTGAGTTTCTTGTTGTTCTTGTAATCTTACATCACGATACAAGCCAAGTTTCATTTTTTTATAAATTTCATTTTCTGTCATGTTCATGACATGAGTTATTCTTTCTGCATCGTTTAAATCTGATGCATAGTAAGGAACAACTAAATCTGTAGCAGGGATAAATTTAGATACTGCTCTTTCCAAAACTTCATCGTAATAAACTTTTTTGAATGTAGATCCTGATAAAGGAAGATAGAATAACATTTGATCCATGTCTGTTGTAAACTCTTCCATTTTTTCTGTGACCATGTAGTTCATGTATTCTTTAACACGATCTTTTTGATTTTCTCTTTCAGGAGTTACTACTCCAACAATCTGTGAATTGACAGGACCATCACTTGGTAATAATTCTTTGTAAGCTTGTGCTTGAAACTGAGTTACCGCTTCTGCTAATAGTGGATGTGTAACACCAGCAGCTCCTTTGAAAGGTCTGTTTCTTGTATTATATTTTACACCAAGTAGTTCTAAACTTTTTGCGTAAGTATCTTCCCAGTCTTTTCTAGACTCTCTGTCTTTTTTAAATTCTGTAATAAGATCACTTCCTATGCTTTCTAGAACTTCCTCACTTATTTCATCTGCTAAGTTCGCGGCAAAATTAGATTCTTCAGTAACCTCTTCTTCCATACCTTCTTCAACAACTTCAACGTTATCAGGTATACCTTCAGGTTCTTGCTCTACTCTAATTTCTTCTTCTGTGATCTCTTCGTTATTTTTCTCTATTACTGCCATTTGTTTATCCTACTATAAGGTTTTAAATATATCTACTGCTAATCCACCAGTGCTATATGATTGAACAGGTCCTCTCATTGATGGAGTTACTTTTATAGCAAACGCATCAAAATACAAGCTTGGATCTTCAGGTGCTACATATACCGCATTTCCTGGTGCATCCGCTTCTCTCGCATATGCTTCTTTGTGCTCAAAGAACGCTTTAGTACGTTTTGTTTCAAAATCTGGTTTTGCTCCTGCTCCTGACATTCTTTTTTCAGTAATCACTTTGTATGGTTTTTTTGGATCTGAATATGCAACTTTAATTGTCCCTGCATTTGATCCATGAAATTTTGCATTCTGCTTCATTAGCTTTGGCATTAAGCCTTCACCTTTACCTTCAATACCTTTACCGTAAGCGGATCCATAAAATCTTTCATTACCTGGTTTAGGACCAGAGTGCATTCTAATCGCAACCTTTTCGTATGGTGCAATCGCTACATAGTCATATCCTTCATCTGCCGCACGTTTCATATGCATACGAAGTGCATGATTACCATACTGTGACGAATCTAAAAACGGCATGTAGTTTCTATCCATCTTTTCTGAATAGGACTGTTTTTTAAATCTTGTTGCCTTATCTATCTGTTTAATCTGTGCTGCGATACCTCTTTGTGCACCAAGATCCGTTGGATCCATTTTCACTAATTTATCTAAAAGTTGTTTCTTCGCATTTGCTAAATATCCGAATGCGACTTCCTCTGCATAAGGATTACGTCTTGTTGATTCTACTGTGCCTTCCAATCCTGTTTGACCTAATCTTCTGATTTGTTTTGCTAATGATTGGTTTGCATCAGATTGCACATCATGAATAAATAAAACTTTCTTACCGTCTTGTGTATACCTGGTATCAAATCTTGAAAAGTAAACTGGGTTTGCTTCTTTAGAATAGTGACCATAAGTTTTAAGTGGCTCTAAGTTTCTTTCAATAGGTCCTGGCATTTTCACAACCATCTCTCTGTAATTATCACCACCTGCTAAGGTATAGTTTTCTTGGAACTGATTTTCCACTCTTCTAAAATCTTTCATGGCTTTAATCTCTTCATCTAACTTACCAATCGTTTGATTGATTCTTGCAGATGATGCAGGAGTTACTTTATCTCTCAAGTATAATAAATCATCACGTGCAAATTCCATGGTTTCTTTAAACTCACCTGCTCGCATCGTATCATTTCTAAATAGTTCGTTCATTCTTCTTTTTGCTTGTCTTATGGATGCTTCCGCTCCTTCACGAACATCAGGAGTTAAAGTTGTTTTTAAATTAATTGTTTTGTTACCAAAGTCTGCTGAGATATCTTGAATAGCCTTCGCTGCTTTTGGCTGAGGCGATGATTGATAGATCACCGTTTGTAATCTGTTTACTGGTGAGTTTTTAATCAGACTGGTAAGATCATCCGCAGTTAATCTTAAGTTTGCTTGTTTCGCAGCAAACAATATTCCTGAAGTAAGATTTCCCTTCTTATCAAAACCTGCAATCCCTGAATCAAATAGTTCTTCTAAATGAACTCTTCCTCGATTGTTACCAGGAAACGTTTCATTGAATAAATTCATTCCATTATAATTTTTACCGTACTCAAATTGTCTTGGATTAATAATCGTTTCTTTATACGTTCCACCAAAAGGACCTCGTATTTCTTTTTTCTTAACATCAAGTAAATGATCGATCCATTCATCTGAAGTAAATTTTCCTGGTCCCTTGGCCGTGATCCAGTCATAGGTTTGCGAGCCAAATTGTGGACGAGTCGTGGCATCGCCCATTTGTAACGGGCCAGTATATTTATTTTGTAATGGCTCAAGTTTTACAGGTGGTTTTGCAACAACAGCTGGAGTTTTAATGGGAACACTTGGATCTTGTTTACCAACTACAACAGCCTCATCTACCGACTGTGGAGTTGGCTCATCAATTTTCTTTGTCCCTCTTCGAAAGAACTTGAATAACGAACCGAGGCCACGTGCCATTGGACCCCCTATTTATAATCTTTGTATTTATTAGTCTTCTTGTTAATTCTTGATGGACTAAAATCTTTCGCGATTTGTTTTTTACCTTTAACAGTTGGAATAACTTTTAAAGTATCTACCGCTTTACCTGTTCTCATGCCTGGTAATTTTTTCTGGATCATGTATTCATCCTTTCCATATCTACCTACACCTTTCATCTTCTTTCCAGATTTTTCGTAAGCTTTCTCTCTAAGCTTTTTCATAGACTCAGCAAGTTTACCTGATCTAGCTTTTAGCATTCCGCCTTTAGCTTTTTTCAAAACTGATGATGGATTTTTTTGTCCTCTTTTAACATCTCTCATTACATCAACGACAGATTTTAAAGAACCAACCTCTAATCTTCTTTTCATGAAATCTTTTTTATCTACTGATTTACCTGATCTAGCTTTAATCATTTTTCCTTTTTTGAAAGAGCCTTCAGACGCTGTCATCTTTTTAGATTTTTTCTTCATCTCTTTTTTCTTGGCTGCTTTTTTTGCGCTTGAAAGAGCTTTGTAAACTAATCCTGCTCCCGCAGCTCCTGTAATACCCATAGCAGCATTTAGTCCAGTGTCCATTGCATCTGCAGTTGATCTAGACATTTTTCCTGATCTTACTAATGGATCGACATCAAAACCTTTTTCATATTCTGCTAATCTACCTTTTCTTGCTTTCATCGTTTTACCAGGTTTCATAGACTCATCTTGAAGACCCATGCCTGATTTTCTCGCAGCACCATAACCCATCATGCCGCCCATTCTCATTCCTTTTTTTGAGCCTTGTAAAATTTTAAAATCTTCGGCATCGATTCTGCCGTTGTTGTTTTTATCTAATTTTTTTTGTTTACCTTTTAACATTAAAATACTCCTTTAAAGTTTGTACCTCTTATAGCAGCTCCTCCGCCTCTGAGTTTTATCATTTGTCCTTTCTTAGCACCTTCTGCTTTAATTTCAGGTGATGCTTTTTTGGATTCTTTTTTCTTTTTATCTTTGTAGTCACGAAGCTTCCCCATTCCATACATCATAGGCGCAGTTGCAGGAAATGCTAAAAGGCTTGCAGGTGAAGCATCTGAATCCTTAAATTGATCTTTTTTTCTATTCTTAGGTGTTTTCTTAAATTTGGGATCTATTAACATACTTCCGCCTATTTTTTTCTTATCAACTTTATTTTTTCCATAAGCCTTATCAATTTTATCTTTTGTTCCTTTAATTATCGCAGCGCCCATTCCTAAAGCAGAACCAGCAATTAGACCTGCTCCAATTCTGTCATGCTTTTTCTTTCTTCTCTGTCTAGCTGTTAAGGTCTTTTTGGGTTTAATAAGTTTGATATCTGACATTACTTCACTCCAGTAAATTTCATTCCTTTGATTGCAGCGCCACCACCTCTAATACCATCTGGTCTGTGAGGGCATGACATAGAACCACCAGTAGATCTTTTAATCATATCTCGTGTTGATTTTTCTAAAATAGATTCAACAGGAGCATCTTCCCTTTCATCTGCCTCATACATTTTTTCTTTTGAAATTGGATTACCTTCTTCGTCAGTGTAAGTTACACCACTTCTCCCGTAATCAGAATATGAAACATCTTTGTCTTTAGGCATAGTATCTGTAATCCCTCTCTACTTTAAATTCTTCTTGTTCGTCCTGATATGTTGTGACCAGTCCGCCTTGCCTGTATCTTAACATTGCTTGGGTGGTACTGTCTACATAATCATCATATTGACCATTAGGAAAAGCGGCACATTCTTCAATCACTTCATCTGCCCAATGCTCATCTGGAGCCCAGACCATACCTGATTCAAATAATGGAGAAACCGCAGCAGCACGTGTAATTTTATCTTTACCCTTACTTGGTATGAAATCAATGACAGGAATACCCATACGCCTTAATTCATGGATTAGGGGTTGTCCTGAAGCTTTCGCCTCGATAATAATAGATTCTGCATCCCAGTATTTATAATAATCATAAACAATATTCTTAAGATCAGGAAAATCATATCTTCCTTTAACGGCATCAAGTAATATTAAATTATCTTCGTATCCTTCATTTGGTTGAAATACTCCCCACACGGTAATGGCTGAATAGTCTGCTGTTTCCTTTTTGGAGTATGCGGTGTCCGCGGACATGATAACGTGTTTCAGTCTTGGCGGTGCATCACCTTCCCATCTGTTCCACCACTCACGTTTAAGAATTGCACCTTCTTCTGCAGTTGGATCTTGCATATACTGTGCGTTCCAGTTCTTTACAGAAATGGAAGCTTTAACTTTTTCTAATTCTTCTTCTGACCAATATTCTGGCCAGACAGGATTCCCTGACTCTAATATCGCTGGAAAAGAGATTTGATGCCAAGTATCTGCCTTTGGATCTTTTTGTGCTTTGATGAGCCTCCCCGTTAAATCATCTTGTGCCCAACGTGTCATCACCACAACAATCGATCCACCTGGCTGTAAACGTTGACGGGGACCTGAGCTATACCAATCAAATGCTCGTTCCATTGCAGTATCAGATAATGAATCTTGTTCCGTGTGCGGGTCATCGATAATCAGTAAATCTGCACCACGACCTGTAATAGATCCACCAACACCCGCTGCAAAATATTCTCCACCATGATTTGTTTCCCAACGTCCCTTAGCTTTGGAGTCCTCACGAAGCTTCACGTCACCAAAGATTTGTTTATACTCTCCAGTATCCATTAGATTTCGAACCTTAGAACCGAACCTACTTGCTAATTCTGCATTGTGTGACACTTGCATAATTTTCATCTTAGGAAACTTCCCTATGATCCAAGCAGGAAATAAGTAAGATGCAAATTCAGATTTTGTATGTCTAGGAGGCATATTAACTATGAGCCTCCTTAAACTTTTATCTGCAATCTTTTGAAATTGATCAGCAATGATTTCGTGGTGACCTTTCGAGCCTCCAAATTTTTCTTTGTCTTTACGATAAATAAAATCTGGCCACATCTCTTGGACAAACATTAAGAAATCATCTTGGCATAATTTAATATATTCAAGTTGTTTCTTTAAGAGTAGATCTCTTATTTCATCATCTGATAAGTGTTTTATATTCATACAAAAATAGCATTCCGTGCGTGTATCAAACTTGCTTTATATGACCACCGCTAAGTAACATCGTAAATTATACAACGACGCTACATGTTGTGTAAAGGTTTTTAATTCGTACTAGATATTGAGCCTTCGATTTGTGGGGATCGTCAGTTGATGGTAGA